CGTGCTAACCCTAAAGAGGCAACTATAGAAGCACATGGCTTGGTAGATGGGCAACCTACCTCTAAGCACTTTGACTTATTAATCTATGATGACGTAGTAACTATTGATAGCGTGCGCAATCCTGCAATGATTGAAAAGACTACGCAAGCATGGGAGTTATCTTTAAACCTGGGGACGGTAAATGCAATCTATAGATACATTGGAACCCGATATCACTATAACGATACATATAAATCAATCCTCGAACGAGGCTCTGCCGTGCCCCGCCTGCATCCAGCGACTATTGATGGCACAGTTGATGGAGAGCCCGTGCTTCTTTCACGCGATATGCTCATACAAAAGCGCCGTGACATGGGACCTTATGTGTTCAACTCACAAATGCTCCAAAATCCCGTAGCTGATAATAGCCAAGGCTTCCAGCGTATCTGGTTACGCTTTTATGACAGCGGCGAATACTCTAAAATGAATCGCTACATCTTGGTAGACCCTGCTAATGAGAAAAAAACCTCTAACGATTACACAGTGATGATGGTAATAGGGCTCGGGCCAGATGAGAACTATTATATAATAGATATAGTTAGAGATAGACTATCCTTAACTGAGAGAGCCGCCACCTTGTTTAGATTGCATAGAAAGTATAAACCTAAGGCGGTTGGCTATGAGCAGTATGGCATGCAAGCTGATATTGCGCATATGAAAGACAAAATGAAGCGTGACAACTATAATTTCAAGATAGTGGCGTTAGGTGGTAGTCTAGCAAAGGTAGATAGAATCAAGGCGTTGATTCCAATCTTTGAACAGGGCAGAATGTACTTGCCTAATCATTGTTATAAGACAAACTGTGAAAAGAAGACTGAAGATTTAACAGAAATATTTCTAACGCATGAGTATGATACGTTTCCGGTGTGTAGGCATGATGACATGTTAGATTGCCTAGCACGTATATTGCACGTGCATGAAGATTGGAAGGTATTGTGGCCTTTGCTTGAAGATGATGATGAATATTTTGAGCCTGATAGTGGTAGCGCATGGAGCGCATAAACAAGGAGATTAGCGAATGGAATCGCCAGCATTTAACGAAGCAGTAATTGAAGATCCAGATGATGAAGTTGAAAATCTAGATCCACTTTTTGATGGCGACTCAGAGCTAGACGAAGATGAGCGCATAATCAAAGAAATCAAAACCAACGTCAAAAAGGCCAAAGACCATCTACAAGACTGGTATAACGAAGCCCGTAATGCTTACGATTACTTTGCCGGCAATCAATGGGAAGAAGAAGACCTACAAAAGCTACGTAACGAACGCCGCCCTGCCATTGTCTTTAACAGAATTCCTAGAGTTATCAATGCCATAGCTGGACTTGAAATTGAAAACCGTCAAGAAGTTATCTACTCACCCAGAGAGCAAGGCGATGCTATTGCCTCTGAAATCCTAACTGGTGCTGCTGACTGGGTGCGTAATAACTGTGACGCAGAAGATGAAGAGTCTCAAGCGTTTAAAGATGCCCTAATGGTAGGCATAGGTTGGACTGAAACCCGCTTAGAGTATGAGGTTGACCCTGATGGCGCAATTCTTATAGAGCGCATCGACCCAATGGAAATGGTATGGGATGTAACCTCTAAAAAGCGTAACCTAGATGATGCTACCTGGGTAGCCAGAGAGAAGAAATATACTAAAAAAGACTTTAAAGCCATCTGGCCTGACGCAGATGTTGACATGTTAACCGGCGCACAAGATCCCCGTGGCCTACAACCCCATGACGCAACACTTGCCCCCTGGTATCTAGTTGACCAATCATCCAAAGACCAAAGACAAAAAGACTTCATCACCGTAACCCAATACCAAAAGTGGCTACGTGTACCATTCTATCGCGTACAAGATGATGAAAATGAAATCACTGAAATGGACGCTAAAGAGTTCAAGAAATTAAAAGAACTCATCGATATGCGCGGCTTTAAATACATTAAACAAATACGCCGTGTATTTAAACAATACTTTGTAGCTGGTGAGCAGATGTTAGAAAAGGGTGACTGCCCGATTAACATGTTTACCCTACGGGCCATGACCGGCATGTTAGATAGAAACCGTAACTATTGGTTTGGTATGATTTCAATCATGCGTGATCCACAAATGTGGGCCAATAAATGGCTATCACAAACCCTACACATCTTTAATAGCAATGCCAAAGGTGGCTACTTCGCCGAAGCTGGAGCCTTTAAAGATCCCCGGCAAGCCGAAAACTCTCTTGCCCAAAGCACGGTTACTTACCTTAACGAAGGCGGCCTAGCTATGGTGCAAAAGAAAGAAGCACCACAGTTCCCACAAGGTATCGATGGTTTGCTACAATATGCCATATCATCCGTATCTGAATTAGTAGGAGTATCCCTTGAATCATTGGGTCAAGAAAAGAGCGACGTCTCTGGTGTGCTGGCTGCAGAGCGCAAGCGTACCACCATCACTATTGTTGCTGACTTCTTTGATGCTTTGCGTAGGTATCGTAAAGAATCTGGACGAGTGCTGGCTGATTTTATTATTAGTTATATCTCTGATGGTCGTCTTGTCCGCATTGCTGGCCCGGGTCTTGGCAAGTATGTCCCGCTAGTTAAAGAGCAAATGGACTTCACCTACGACATAATCGTCGATGATACGCCAACTTCGCCGAATCAGAAAGAACGCGTGTTTGCCACACTCATGCAATTAATGCCACAACTGCAAGAAGCTGGCATTCCATTCCCGCCAGAAATTCTAGAGTTTGCACCTCTGCCTGCGTCATTAATTCGTGACTGGCAAAAACTAATTGAAGAGCAAAAACAAGCTCAAGCCCAAGACCAAAGCGAGCAGCTTAAAGAACAAGTTAGAATGCAATTAGCCCAGCTAGAAGCAGCTAAAATGCAACAAGACATTATGAATAAGAAGGCTGATGAAGTTGAAACCAAGACTAAATCAGCTCTTAACTTAGCGCAAATGCAAAAGGAATCAGCACTTGCGCAAAAGGATGCGCACAACGCATCTCGTGACCATATGCGCAAGGATGTAGAAGTAGGATTAAAATTAGTACAGGAGTTAGGCAATGACCGAGGGACCGCTGGATAATTATTTAACCAATGAAGAAGATGCATATTTTAAAAATCGTGGCAGCAGCGATGCCGAAGATGCCGTTGTAGAAAATACCGCTGAAACTATCGAGGAGCCAGCAATTGACGAACCAGCAGACAGTACAGAGCCACGTAGCGATGATAATGAGTCAGCTGAAAGCGATGAAGATAGAAGCGATGAAGATGAAGTCGAAGACGACACGCGCACCAAGAATGAACGGGACTACGAAAAAGCCTTTAAAGCCGAACGACATAAACGAAAAGAGTTAAAGGAAGCCTTTGAAGCTAATGCTAAAAAGACTGCTGAAATGGAAACAACTCTTGCCCAGTTAAAGCAATCTATGTTGCAAAACCAACAACAGGTAGCCCAGCAGCGTGAACAAGCGCCACCACCTAGGCAAGAGGCAGCACCTGATCCAGAAGAAGACCCTTTAGGCTACATGCAGCATCAAATCAAGCAGCAAGAAAGAGCCATTATTGAACATAATAATTACCTCAAACAACGCCATGATGCAGAGCAACGTAACTCCCAAGAAAATGCGTTTAAGCAAGCCTATAGCAATGCAGCTCAGCAGTATGCTCAGACCAACAAAGACTTTACTGAAGCTTATGGCTTTTTAACTGATGCTAGAGTTAAGGAGCACTTAGCCGCAGGCTTTAGCAAACAAGAAGCTGATGCATTATTAATTGAAGAAGAAACCACCATCGTTGCCAAAGCATTTAGAGATGGAGTTAACCCTGCTGAGCGTATGTACAATCTGGCCAAGAATCGTGGTTACACAGCCAATGTTGCTAAAGCACCAGCTAAGAGTTTGGCAGACATTAAGAAGGGTCAAGCTAATGCTAAGTCCTTGCGTGGCGGTGGCGAGCTAAATGACGCAGAGCCTGGGATTGCTGACATTGACGGCATGGACTTTGAGACTTTTGAT